GTGAGCGACGACATGTTCTAACGCCCCATCAGTTCACATTCGAGCCGCGCGATCTCGTTGACGGCCTGCTGGAGCAGTTGTTGCTGGTAGCAGGCCTGCTTATAGAGAGCGACTGCCATGGTGCCTGCGTCTTTGCTGTTGAGCAGAGCGCGGGCATGTTTTTCGATCTCGAACTGCTGTTCTGGCGAAAGCTCCACCAGCATCCACTCACCGAACCGCATTGTGCTAGACCAGTGGGGTACATACCCACGATAGCGATGCAGTGCCAACGGTGTTCTAGCCAGTCGGTGCGCGCCATGGCAACCAACAATAAGGAGCCGGGCGTGACAGTCCGCAAGCGGCAGTGCGTCGACTGCGGGTTCGTGTGGTTCACGGTGGAGCTGCCCGTCAGCCCCGCGGTGGTTGGCTGGGGGCGGATTGATGCCAAGGGTCAAAGCAAGCCGGTGCTGCGGGTGCCAGTGGAGATTGCGGTCGGCACCGAGGCCGTGTGAAGAACTGTCACAGCGCACTGTGCACTGCCGGCGGGGCACGGCATCATTGACGCACGGTCATCCGTCATCACCATGATCACCCGCATCAACAACGCCATCTGTCTCCTTGTCGTCACGGCCGTGTTCGCCATGATCGGCATCGAGGCAGGTAACCAAGCAGGCGCCACGCACTCCGGCACCCAGCCCTACGTCGAGGTGCGCAAGTGACCCCACGCCGCTTCTATTTCCAAATCAAGTCCGCCAACGTGATCGAGTGCGTGCAGGCGCACAGCTTGACCGAAGCCAAGCTGATCGCCGCTGACACTTGGCTCAACTGGTGGTCAGAACTCGAATGGCTCAATCCTGAAACCGTCACCGATCCGAACGTCCATGTCTGATTCGCCTGTCGCCTTTCAATGGCGTGTTGACCCCGAAGACCAAGGCATCTACGGCGAAGGCATCAGCAGGCCACGCCATGGTGCCCGTACTCGAGAGTATCGCTTGATGGTCTACCCCAGAGGCGCACAACCACTGACATGGATCACACGCGCTGAATCGCAGAAGCACGCGATCCGCTATGCCCAGAACCGCTGGCCAAATTCTGAAGTGGAGGTTGCGTGAACGACAACGCAGCCCGCGCTCGCCTCTATAGCCTGCTTGAAGGCAGCAACACGTTCAAGGCTGGCCAAGCATCTGAGCGTGATCGCCTGCGCCTACTGATCGACATCCGCGTCGACCAGCTCCGTGCCACGTGCGGCATTAAGAACCGCGACCAGCTTTGCGCTGAACTGTTGAATCTCCGTCAGTACCTCAACGAATGAAAGCGACCTTTCTCGACGATCAGCGCCACGAAATGATGGAAGCGCTCTATCGCGCCAGTGGCCGCACCTGTGGCACATACACCGGACTGTGGGAGGAGTTCGCCCGTGATCTGGCGGCCAACTTCCGCGATACCTACTACCCCGAGCTGTTTGCCAAGGTAGTGAAGGCGATGGATGCCACTGAGTCGGTGATGACCGAAAAGCAGGCACAGCAAGCCATCGAGGTGTGCCGGCAGCAGTTGCTGGGTGACAAGTGGCGGTGAGGACCGCTAACCGAGGCAGCTTCCGCGCTGGCCATGTGCCGGCCAGTGCTGTATTGCTGCCGCAGAACGCCATCGACATCCGCCGCCGTCGCGCTGAAGGCTGGAAAATCAAGGAGCTGGCGCAGACCTATGGCGTTAGCCAGACCCACATCATCGACATCATTTTCTACCGCAAATGGAAGAACGCAGAACAGCAAGCGACGCAGTGAATCACCCGCCCCACTATCAGGCCGGCATTGTCGAGGCCATCGACTTCATCGAGTCGGTAATCAGCGATGCGCCGCACATGGTCCCGGCATACCTCCAGGGGCAAGCGCTCAAGTACATGATCCGCATGTGGCTGAAGGGCGATGCCTTGGAGGATGCCCGCAAAGCGGAGTGGTATCTAAACCGACTGATCGCCAAGATGGAGTCATGCTCGAACATCTCCGCCTGACTTGGTTAGAGCGCATGGCGCTCAAGATCCTGTGCCGCAGTGAGCGCATCGGGCTGCTGGTGGTGAAGCGCCATGGTTCGCGCTTGGTGTTTGTCGTTCGTGATCAGACCGATCCGGTCGATATCACGCAGGCTGATGAACCGCTGACGATGCAACTCGAGCGGCTGTATCACCAGCCGAGTTACGGAGAGGATGAGTGATCAGGTTGCACGCCGGCCGATTGTTGCTGGTGTGCGACCGCACCGATCGGAGTTGGCACGCGCGTGTGGTGCTTGGTCCGAAGGCTGAGCACCAGGTCGAGGTGGATACTGGCACCGTCCATCTGCCAGATGCGCTGCTGCGTGCTGAGTCAGTCTTCCAGGCGGCTGTGGCGAGCATCAGGCCAGAAACCGCAAAGGTGATGTGCTGGGACTGCATCCAGTGGGAGATGAGCACGCAGCGTTGTGATCTGTTGCTGCCGGAGAGCAAGCGAAGTGGCGGGCGCTACGCCGCAAGCTGTGATTTCTTCCTGCGGGCATTACCGGCGGCAGACTGATAGAGGCCGTCCTGGTCGCCGTGTCCAAGCGTGAGTTCAACACGCCAATCCGTGAGCCGTGGAATGTGCTCATCCATCAATCGTTGCAGGCAATCGACAGGCACAACATGCTGTGGATGAACTCAGGCGATGGATGGCACCTCCAGCAGGCGCAGGTACTGCGTGACTATGTGGCCAACCTAAAAACCTGGATTCATCGTGAGGAGGCACGGCAATGTTCGGACCTGAAGTGATCAGCCGGGATGACCGCGAGGGCGGTTATATCGAGACGCTGCTGCCAGCGGAAAAGGGTGAGGTGTATTACCGAAGCTGCGTCGGTGGCGTGTGCCGGTATTCCAGTGACTGGTTTCAGGCGGAGATCTATCTCAATCAGATGCTGCGGCCATGAAGTACCCGCCGGTGGTTGTGTTTGGCTTGACGTGGTTAGGCGGCATTTTGCTGGTCACCATTTGGCTCACCGCGATCCGCTGAGCCGGCGGTGATCCACTGCACGATCGCCCACTCACCGAGTGCTGACCAGAACGGTTGGGCACGGTACCAGTCGACCCATGGTTTGTGGCCTTTCTGGCTGTTGCACATCAGGCAGCAACTGACCAGGTTCTCGCGCACGGTTAGGCCACCGTGGACCTTAGGGATGACGTGATCGAGGGTGGGGCTACGGCCGAGGGGATCGTTGCAGTAGGCGCACCTGTACCCCCAGCGAAGGTGGATCTGATCACGCGCCGATCTGCGGGTGACCAGCCGGGTTTCGTCAATGTGGTGCTGATCCACACAGGTCTACGGGGAGGGTGAACAGCTCGATGCCCAGCTCTAGGAGATCTTCCTCGTTGTGGACGAACTCAGCGATCTGGGAGTAAATGTCAGCCGGCAGCTCCTCGGGATCGGTTTCGGAGCGCACCAGCACCTTGGCGGTGATCTCCACGATGTACGCCCGCATGGGCGGCAGCCCCGGCTGGTTAAACGGTAGCGGGTGAGACGGGATCGGCAGATGTGACAGTTCGTTAACGTGCCCTGCATCCGGGGCACTGTGCCCTGTCGGCGGGGTATGCTTCTCGTATCAACAGCCATCCGATCATGTTCTTTCTCGAAGTCAACGGCATCGCTCAGACCGGCATGATGACCCGTAAGGCCGCCATCGCTGCAGCCGAGCGTGGCCATGCTGAGCGCCCCGATGCCATTGTCGTCCTCATGAAGTTCAACCCCGTCACCAACCGCGACATCGAAGTCAAGCGTCTTTACTGATGCGAGTCCTTGTCGCCTGCGAATACAGCGGTCGAGTACGCGATGCCTTTCGCCGTCATGGCCATGACGCATGGAGCTGCGATTTGCTTGAGTGCGAGGCCGACCCCCGTTGGCATCTGCAACAACCAGTCGAGGAGGTCCTCGATCAAGGCTGGGATCTGATGGTCGCTCACCCTCCCTGCACCTATCTCGCCATCAGTGGCATGTGGGCGACTTACTCAGGTAAGCGTGATCCTGCTTTGACCGATCAGGCCATGGACTTCGTTCGCCTGCTGATGGCAGCACCGATACCGCGCTGGTGCCTTGAGAATCCAGTGAGCATGATCAGCACCACCATCCGCAAGCCGGATCAGATCATCCAGCCATGGGAGTACGGACATGGCGAAGTGAAGACCACCTGCCTGTGGCTGCATAACCTCCCAAAGCTCAGGCCGACCAACTACGCCGATGGTCGAGAGCAGCGGATCCTGAATCTTCCTCCATCACCGAATCGATGGAAGGAGCGCTCGCGCACCTATCAAGGCATCGCCGAGGCCATGGGCGATCAATGGGGTGCGCGTGAGTTACCACCCGTTACGCAACAGTTAGCCTTGCTGCCATGACTTACCTCCTCCGCATCGGTCCATGGCACGTCGGACCGTTCACCACTCACATTGCGGCGCAGCATTTTGCTGAGACACATGGCTGCGATGACTACACCATGATCCCGATGGATGATCCGGCTGAGGCGCCAGCTCGGATCCATCGCCTACGGATGGCACCACTGCAACATCCAATGAAAAACCCGGCTGGCAAGGCCGGGTCAGTACATGGCTGATTAAACGCTAGCCCTTGCTGCTGGTGACGCCCAAATCTGCGTTATATCTTCCAGTCTGCGCATAGCTTCGGTCTGGGCGACCACTGACCAGCAGGAACTTCATTTGGCCGATGCGCAGGCCAGGCCAGATCGGCAGTGGATGCATCCGACGGCCATTCTTCAGCTCCATAGTGAGCCTGCTGCCATACCAACCGGGGTCACACCAGCCGGCCTCAGCGTGATCCCAGCCTTCGCGTGCGCGACTTGATTTAAGAACAAACTGCGCACCGACGTGATCGGGCAGATTGAAGATCTCCCTGGTCTCGGCTAGGAACCATTCACCCGGCTGAATCCAGAATGGATCCTCCTGCGTGTGGCCGGTGATGCCAATGATCTGCAGCTCAGGATGGCCAGCCACCTCGATCATGATCCGATCGCCCAGCGTCACGTCCAAGCTGGCGGGGTTCAGATGATCGTCGATGTATGGCGTGACCATCGCCTCCTGTTTGCACAGGCGGCAGATTTCATGATCGGGGAGAAGCATCAGGCGTAGTCCCAGCGCCGGCGTTTGCCATCAGCACGCCGCCCGAGATGGATGAAGGCCGGTGCAGCGTAGCCGAGGCTAAACGGCCAGTTCTCATCGCACCATTTCTCGACAGCTTTCATGTCGGCGCTATCGATCACGAAGTCGACCGCACCAACGCCAGGTGCTGAGTAGAGGTGCTCACTATTGGTGGCGCCACCGACTGAAGCATTGATTGCTGCCGGCCTGAAGCCGCTGGTGATGATGATGCTCTTGCCGCCAAACCGTTGCCGCACACGCTCAAGAAACGCCGCCAGCTCTGCTGCAGTGTTCACCTGATACTGATGCACAAAGCGGCGCGCCTCCTGATCAAGTGCAAACTCACCCAGCCGGATGTGCGGTGTGATGCGCGCGCTGAATGATGAATCGGGCGTAAGTCTGGCCGGCTCCTGCTGCATCTTCGGGCGATGATCACCCCATAGCTGCCCCTCTGCTTTGCGGCGCCGCAGCAGGCCAGCCTCGACGTTGGTGCCAGGGTTCCTGTACAACTCCATGGCCTTCGGCACTTGGTCCCATGCCTGCTCGCGTAGCACCTTGCTGATCGTCTCAAAGCCGGGCGTGCCATAGAAACCAGCACCGAGGTTGTAGGCGAAGCTCACCAGCGCTGATCGCTGGTTGTCATCCATCACCTTCCAGTGCGGGATGGTGCTGGCCAGTTTGTCGGCGATGCGATCCACCTCAAGGCGGAGCATCATGTCGGCCTCGATGATGTTGATCTTGTCGCCGCGCTTCACCGGCACGCCGCCGCTGTAGCGGGTGGTGCCATAGCCGATCGTCCATGGATCACCACCGCTGAGCGGATCAGGATAGGCAGAGAGATGCACGCCCTCGAACTGCTTGATCAGGTTGATGGCAGCCGATAGGTCAATCTGCTTGCCGTCCTGCGACCAAGCCTCAAACCACGGCCGATCACGCCGCATTGCCTGCTGGTATCCATTCGCGGCAATGTCCTGCTCGAGCAGGCTGATTGCAGCGGCCTGATGGGGAAGTCCCTTGTAGTACCGAAACAGAGTCTGCAGTGTGATCGGTGCCGTGTTGGCCATGTCAGCGGCGCTTAGGGAACATCATGCGCAGCGCTTGAAGCAGGAGCTGGATCCAGCTATTGGACTTCAGCGGGGAGACGGCGATGATCTCGGAGCCAGCAGCCACGATGATCGCGATGATCGCAATGGTTTCAGGGGACATAGCAGCAGTGCCTGAATCTCTAAGTTACTGCTGAAGCTCAAGTGCGCGCACGCGTTTGTCCAGGTCGGACAGTTCGTTGCGTGCGTCGATCTTCATCT